GGTTGCCGAGCCGTTGAAAGAGTCTGCTTACAAAACAAAACAATATCTCCGCCGAATAACTAAGTGAAATTATGAAACCTCAAATCACTCAAGACGTAAAACGCTGTGCCCGCTGCGGCGGCGATCACGCGAAGATAATTTTCCGCGCATTCCGGCGACCGCCGCCGAACACAACGCATTGGGGGAAATGTCCTACGACGTTGGAACCGATTCTGATGGAAGTGACCGAAGATTCGGAAACCAAAAAGGAAGCATGACTCCATTCGCATTTCCAGAATGCAACGTGAAGTTAGTTGCGCCGGCGGGGTATGATGAGAGCCAGGTGCAAACGATTGACGGATTCATCGGGCCGATTGTTGGCGGGGAATTGGACGGGCAAGAAATTTCAGTGGTAGCGTGGAAGCCCGACGAATCGGAGCTGGAAGATTTAAAAAACGGCAACCCGATTTATCTAGTGGTATTCGGACGGTCATTGCCGCCGCACACTTTGAAAACGCAGATGCAATTTACAAACATATAATTGACTATGAGTGAACCAAAGCCAATTCAAACCGAAGTAAAACTGGTGTGGGGGATTCAATCACCTAAGCCGCTTGAAGGGCTTCCAGCTTTCCGTCAAGAAGTGGAACTTGTGATTCGGGAAACAGGCTACGCTTACGCAGAGGTTGTGACACCTGATTCTACAACCCGTATTCTACTTGAGGACACCGGAGAAACTTGGCTCTGCCTGCCGGATTTAAGAATTCGATAAAACATGATTGACAATGGAAAGGATTTGAAATGCCAGTAACCGAAATTGAAACCGAAGGGCCGGTTCTTATCATGGATGAGGACGACGCGCGGAAAAATGCAACCCGAGAGTGCGCGGTCAAGTTCATGGAGTTTTTCAACCGTTACGCAATGTTTGTCTGCGGAGGGAAGAAAGAGCGGGACCGTCTGTTGCGCTTCGATTGCGCGATGCTGGCGATGGGCAAGGGTGAAATCATCAATCACCTGACGGCGGCATCGCTGGCGCGGGTTCACGGCGTTACGTCGGCGCAGATCACGCAGACGATGAAACGATGTCAAGAGGCGTTGAACCTTCCGGCACTTGCGCCCGGCCAGGATTCAGAGTCAGAGCGTTTGAAGAAAGTTGCGGCGCGAAAAAGAAACTTGAAATAATTTTATGATTTACACACCAGTAATGAACGATGGAAACCACGTGTTTGTTTTCGGCTCGAACACCCGCGGGATTCATGGAGCAGGCGCGGCTAAGGATGCTTACCGAAACTGGGGCGCGGTATTGGGTGATGGCATCGGTAGAACCGGAAATGCCTATGCGATCCCCACAAAAGACTCGAAACTCGCCACGCTAAAACTTTCGACGATTGATGTTCACGTCTCGCATTTCCTGAACTACGCCGAGGCTCACCCTGAGCTGATTTTTCTGGTGACGAAAATCGGTTGCGGGCTGGCTGGGTGCGATGAGAAGGACATCGCGCCGATGTTTCACAACGCCCCAAGCAATTGCGTTTTACCGGAAGGTTGGAAATCGAATCAATAATCTGTTTATGAAAAAATCTCTGTCAATAAAACCGTCGAAGCAATATCTGGCCGACAAGGAAACAATTCGCAAGGGCGAGAAGACGTTTATCGAAGTCGGGTTGGCATTGCGGAGGATACGGGATACGCGCAGTTACAAATGCGAACACAAATCCTTCGAGGCATTCTGTCAAGATGAGTATGGGTGGGGCAGAATTCGCGGGCACCAGCTTATTCAGGCCGCGATTATCGCAACGACCGTGCCGGACAAACTGTTAACAAATGTTAACACTGAGGGACAGATGCGGTCCTTGGCTGGCATCCCCGCCGGCCAAAGAACCGAGGCGTTGGAAATCGTCAAGTCCAGCGGAGAGAAACCGACCGCCACGGCTATCCGCGAAGCTGGCAAGCAATTGCAAGAACCGAAACTTGCAGCCGAACAAATCAACGAACTCCATCGGAACCTCGGCAAAGAGCAGTTGCGCCCGGATCAATCGCTGTTGCAAATGCTTCACGACATCCGGGAGATGGGAGGGCTGCTCGAATCTCTGATGGGCCGCAAGCATTCCTGGAGCAAAGCGAAGTATCGGAGCCTCAAGCCGGCGGTTGAAATGCCATTCGACATCGCGCGGCTCTGTCTGGCTATTTACACCGATACCGATAAAGAACCGACATTCGAGGAAGCCCTGCGCGTTTCGGAAAAAATGTTTCGCGTTGCTGGAAAAATCAAAGGTGAGGAAAAGCGGCTCGACAAACAGAATCGGGTGAATGCTGGCGTCGCGGTGTGGAACTCCGTGCAAGCATTCATTGCCGGTGTCAACAAACGAATTGAGGACAAGCTGGACGATGATTCCAAACAGCGCGTTGGCGAATCCCTGCTCGAACTCAAAGAGTGGTTGGAACCGCTCTTGCAAAAATTCAAACCGGCCAAAGGTGGCTCAAAAGACATCGACGTGCTTTGCGCGGCGATTGAGAACGGAAAGTAAAACATTATGGATACACGAACTGGTCAAGTATTAAGTCAAGAAGAAGTCCAAAAACTTCGGCAATAAATTAAAATGGCCAAACCTAAAACATCCATCTCCGAATTATTCGAGTTGACAGGAGCCGACCGGCGTTTCATTAAGAAATGGCTGAAAGAGGCTGGCGTCGGATTGGACAATAAAAATCGGTGCATCGAAGTCATTCAGGAACACCAGAGGAGCGGGAAGCAACAGAAGGCCGGTAGTGCGGTTGATCCTGCGACCGGCTTGACCTACGCCCAGGCGAACGTCGCCGAGCAGATGCGCCAGCGTCGGCTGGAAAACAACGAGCGGGAAATGGAGATGTCCAAGGAATGGATGAAAACCGAGGAGCATTGCCAAATTCTCAAAGGACTCTGCACCGCCTTGGATAATGTCGCCAGCAAAGCCAAATCACAATTAGGATTGACAGAAGAACAGCGCATCGGGGTGCAAAGGATTTTGGATGATGCGCGGAAAGATTACTCAGGAACTTTATGAGCGCACAATTGAAACGGAAACCCCGCCGGAATGCTCCATGTATCTCATGCGGCAAACCCGCCGTCCTTCGGAACGAAGATGGAGTTTATTGCAAAGAGTGTATGCAGGCTCACCTTGTCGAGAAAATGTTTGTGAATTTGACCGCGCTTCAAGGGAAACTATGAGCCGCTTTGATCGACAATATTCTTTACAGGCTGGAAGATGCTTCTGGTGCCAGCTATTTACGTTGCCGCAAAATTTGACGCGGGAGCACATTTATGTGCGGCGGAATAATCAGCGGAGAATGCATGGGAGCGGATATGTTTTGGCTCATGCGGCTTGCAACTCCGCTCGCGCCGGGCTGACCATTGGAAGCATTCGCTTTTGCAAATGGCTCCGTCGCGTGATGCGTGGGGACATTAGACGGTTTGAACGACGGGACAAAATGATTTTATGAAAACAGAGCAAACATCATTTCCTCTTTGCTGGCCGGAAGGCTGGACAAGGTCGAAATTCAAAACAAGAGCGCGGTTTTTTTCCCGCTCTGGAGGGGGCGGCACCCGTCCGAAATCAATGGTCGAGGCGCGAACATTTCTTAGCGACGAATTGGATCGGCTGGGCGCATCCAGAGTCGTATTATCAACAAATGTAGAATTGAAGTTGGACGGCCAGCCGTATGCCAATCGGACGCCGCCGAAAGACCCTGGCGCGGCGGTCTATTTTCGTTTTCGAGAAAAACCAGTCACCCTTGCTTGCGACAAATGGGATCGCGTCGAAGATAACGTTTGGGCAATCGGTTGCCATATCGAAGCTTTGCGAGGCCAAGAGCGATGGGGTGTAGGAACGATTGAGCAAGCGTTTCGCGGCTACATGGCCATACCAGAGCGCACCGGCATGGACTGGTGGACTGTTTTAGGTGTCGCAATCAACGCCAGCCTTGAGCAAGTCGAAGAAGCGTATCGAGCGAAAGCGAGAATAGCACATCCCGATTGCGGCGGTACCAATAGCGCGATGGCTCAACTTAATCTGGCAATTGAAGAAGCGAGAAAGATATTTGACAGCGCGAATTAAACCAAGAAAACGAAGATCAAAAAACAGGTGAACCCTGAAATCACTCAACGCACCAAAGAAATAATCTGCCCGCCGCCGCGATTGTCATGCGTGGAATTTGCAGAGCAGGTGACGGTCATCCCGCGAGGCAAAAACGCCGAGCCGGGTAAATATAGGCTGTCAAGAATGCCACATCAAGCTGCAATGCTGGCCGATACCGAAGACCCGAACATCAATGAAATCTTCTGGATGATGGCCAGCCAGTTTTCAGGAAAGACACTTTGCATGACGATAATCGTCCAATACCGATGCAAGGTGCATCAAGCGTCAACAATAGTCGTTTACCCGACAATCAAATCCGCGAAGAAATGGATTCAAAAAAAACTAGAGCCGTTAATGAACGCCAGCGCGGAAACCCGAGGCTTGCTGATTGACCCGCGCAAACGCGATGCTCAGTCAACAACACTCGATAGAGCGTTCCCTGGAGGCGAAGTGACAATGCTCGGAGCGAACTCCATGTCCGACTTTCGTGGCACCACGGTGGACGGCGTGTTGCAGGATGAAGTTGACGATTACGAAGATGACCCGAACGAAGGCGATGCGACCGCATTGGCCGACCGCGCAACTGAAACATTCACCGACCCGCTCAAACTGAAATGCTCTACGCCAACACTGGCGGGATTCTCGAAGATTCACGCGGGCTATCTGTCCGGAGATCAACAGAAATACTTTTTACCGTGTCCATGCTGCGGAGCATTTCAATGGCTCAAGACCGAGCGGTTGAAATTTAGTTTTACAGAGCAAGAACATCAAGAGCGATTGACCAAACATCCGAACGATTGCACCTGGACTGTATTTGACCAAGGCTCGAAATCGGCCGGTGCTTTGACTTACGATTTGCCGAACACGATTTACGTCTGCGAGGCTTGCAACCGCGGCTGGACAGACCACCAGCGCATCGCGGCGTATATGTCCGGGCACAAGGACAACCCGGCGATTATCGTCAACGGCGTTGAGCTGCGGGCCGAATGGCGGGCAACCGTCCCACCGACCGGGAAACGTTCCCGGCAATTCTCGGGCATGTATGCGACAATCGGACTCAAGAAAACCTACGCGAATTATTTGCACATGTTCGCGGACAAATTCCTGACAGCGGTCAAAGGTGGCCGGGCGAAGTTGCAAGCATGGACAAATACTTTCAAGTGCGAACCGTTCGAGGACGAATACGAAAAAGTGGACTGGCAGGAACTTCAAAAACGGGCAGAAGACTACGGTCCTGAACTGCCAAACCAAGTCGTTATCGTCGTTGCGTCAATCGATATCCAAAAAGACCGAATCGAAATTCTGTCAATGGGATTCGGCGACGAGCAAGAGGCGTGGATTCTAGATTACACCGTGATGTATGGGGACTTCGACATGCCGGAGTTTCAGGCGCGCGTCGAAGAGACTCTGCTCAATAAGCGATTCCAGCATTCCGTCCTTGGCTCCATCGGATATAAAGTAATTGCAATTGACAGCGGGCACCAAACCAAAGTGAAGTCCGTTTTCCGCTTTTGCAAAAAGCATCGGCTGAACAATTGGTATGCGATCAAAGGATTCGAGAGCATCTCCGGCGCGATTTATTCCGTGAGGAAAGAACGGGCGTTTCAGATTCCAGTTTTCAACCTTGGAACCGATTACCTGAAAAACACCATTGCGGCGAACCTGCAAAACGAACCTGGCCCGAATGCAATTCACTTTCCGAAGGGCAAACAATTTGACGAAAAATTCTTTCAATCGGTTTGCTCGGAAAAAAAGGTCATTACGAAATTGCCCAACGGCGGGGAAGTATCGAAGTGGCACAAAATCACTTCAACCAAACGCAACGAAGTTTGGGACATGATGGTCTATTGCTTCGGCATGTTTGAAGTCTTGCGACGCGAAGGCATTATCGAGCATATTGCCCGGAAGTGGAAAGAGATTCAGTCAAAACTAAAATCAGAGGAGCCGGCGACCGCACCGAAGGAATACATTTTAAAACCGCCTACGGAAGCGAAGCAACCGGAACTGAAGGTGGAGCAGCCTAAAAAGCGCAACCCGTTTCGGCGTGACAGGCGATTTCAGCGAGGAAGACCCGGAATATGGAACCCGTTAGGACTGTGAAAATAAAATTATGACTATTATAGAGTTGGGACTTATATACAACATTACCCCAATTGGAGGGCGGAATGATGGGTAAAATCAGGACTTTTTTACGGTGTCGGATGGATATTTTATCCAATCTGGCGGTTCATCTAAAAAGAGGATACGCAGCGGAATTTGAAAATTATTCGCCCACTCGAATAGAACACATAGAAACCGCATTTCGGTATCTAGGGGTATCAGCCAGATATTGTCGTGAATCTTTTGTGTTTTTCCGTTTGTCGGTAATTTCGGCAGGACGCTGGATAGGAAATCATCCCATTTTCGCTCCTGTGGATTTGTTACGGCGTCGTATGGCGGCTTCTCGCCGATCACGAGGGCATATTTTACGTTTTCCGTCGGGATCATGCGGGTCGAGTGGAAGTCAAAAGGATGTGGGTTCCGAGCGGGGATATTTTCCAAGCCAATTCAGCCCGGCCAATCATCCGAAGCCGCGCAATAGATGGATGGCCTACAAGGAGATTTTGACCAGCGAGTATTGCAATATGGTGCTCCGCTATGTTTTCCTTAATCCCAAAATGCCCGGCAATTTGGGATGCAGTCAGCTCTCCGCTGGAATCGCCAATGAACTTCAAAACATCCCATACTTCCCGTTCCCATTCATTTTTAAGTTTTTGCTTTGGGTCGGCCTTCAACGCCGCATTCTCCCGAATAAGTTCCGCATTTTGCGCCTTCAAATCATCTATTTCTTTGCTCATGGTTGCCTTTATAAATCAGAGGTTAATATTGCTTATCGCATAAATCCCGATATGGACTTGGACGCAGCCAACCGTATCGCCAATCCACAGGGTTATCAAGTGCAAAAAATAAATGGAGAAATCCTCATTTTGCCACTTGACGACCCTAATAAAATAGGGTAATCTGCTACCAGAATGAAAAGTATAGCGGAATTTGAAACGTTGTCGGACTTCTTGGAACACTTCAAGGATGAGGAAACCTGCCGAGCGCATTTTGCGGCCATCCGGTTTGCCAATGGGGAATATTGCCCTCATTGCGGCCATCAGAAAATATACAGCTTCGGCAACGGCAAGCGGTATCGTTGTGCATCCTGCAAGAAGGATTTTACCATTGTGACAGGGACGGTGTTTGGTGAAACAAAGTTGCCGTTGCGCAAATGGTTCATCGCAATTTATTTGCTGTCCACTACCAGCAAAGGCATCTCCAGCGTTCAATTAGCCAAGCACGTCGGCGTGACTCAGAAAACCGGTTGGTTCATGGACCATCGGTTGCGTGAGGCGATCAAAGCCAACAAAGGGAAACTGTTTGGCGAGGTGGAAGTGGATGAGACTTACATTGGCGGCAAGGTTAAGATGGACGCGCTGGCACCCCTGAGTTCACGCTGCAAAGTTTCCTCATCCATTTAAACACTATGAGCAGACCACAAAAAATACACAAGCCCATCAGGTTGGCTTTTAATTCCATCCTTGGAGCGGTGGCCATCGGGAAAGGCCAAGCCAAACGTGTCGGGTTAAAAGTGCTAAAACCCAAGCCAGGCAATCCGCCAGCCAAACCTTAAGCATCAGATGAACCTTTCAGAGGAAAATAAGGGTAGCAATGTATATAGGTCCCAATTAAAATAATGTGACCTGGCGAGGGGATAGAATCTTCGCCAGGTCTTTGATTTAAGCCCGTTTTATGAATGCTGGAAACATCATGGAGAGAGCCAATCGAGTTTGCCGCCGGTGACACGCTGTCGTTTAAACGGCGATTGCCGCAGTTCCCTTCTGCCACTTGGACGTTGACTTACGAGATTCGCGGCGGGGCCGCAGCGATCCAGTTCCAATCAACTCCCGATACTGATAACGTCACGCATCAAATCCACGTTGCGCCAGCCGTCACCGCACTTTGGCTTCCCGGCTCGATGTTCATGGAGGGTTACGCTGGCAATGGCGTTGACCGTGAGCGAATTTATTTCGGGGAATTGAGCATCGTTGCCAATCTCGAAGGCTCAGGGGCAAATATCCCTGTCAAGACTTTTAAGCAAATCCTTCTGGAACGGATGGAAACTTGCCTGCTGAATTTTACCACCAGCGGACTTCTGGAAACCCGCATCGGCGAAACGATGTTCCGCTATACTACACCCAAGGAATTATTTTTCGCCTACGGCTTGGCTTATCAAGCCCGTCAAAACGAAATCGCCAAACAGCGAGCGCAAAATGGACAGAATCCGGGGAATAAGATTTTGCCACGCGCGAGAGTGGTCAAGCCCGGACCGTATATCGGCAATGGGATTTATCCATTTGTGAGCGGTGACGTATGAGTAAAGTTAAATCCAACGTTTTGTTTGACATATCCAATTGCCTATCGTGCGGAGGAGTTCACAATGGATTGTTGTTTCGTCCAGATCAAAATCCAAATACGGAAGCTGACGTGATGTGGTCAACATGCCCCGTTACTGGAATGCTTATGACAAAAGAGATTCCACAGACTGCCAATGAATGCGTTTAAGAATTTGTTTCAATCTCTAAAAGCCAGGCCGACACCTGCGACTCGGTCACTGCCACGCACAAAGCGCACTCTTGGCGAAGTGCTGCAAAATCCGTCCAATAAAGACCGCGAGATTTACGGCGAAATCAACAAGCGCATGTTGAGAATGTATGATGCCGCTGTCACCAATAATCTTAATTTGGATTTTCCGATTTCGATCACTTCGGAGAATGCTGAAATATTCACCAGCATCATTGCGAGCCGTGGACGTGCCCGTCGGGTAGTGCGTGACAATCCGTTTGCGCGGTCGATTGTCGAAAGTCATATTGACAACGTTGGAGGCGATGATCCATTTCGATTGGAAATGAAGGTTGGCAAAAAGGGAGCGAACGGTCAATTTGTCGAAGAACGTGAAACGAATGAGGAAATCGAAGCATGGTGGAAAGAAGCCGGTGAGCCTGAAAACTGTTGCGCGAACGGGATGTATTCCCGCGCGGAAATGGATTGGCAGGCGATTGCCTGTATCGTTCGCGACGGTGGAGTGGTCTATCGGCATCACGAATTTTTTCCCGACAACGAATTTGGTTACGCCATTGAACCAATCGAAATTGACCGGCTTGACCATTACTACAACCGGCCATCGAACGGGAAAAACAACGAGATTCAGTTTTCGATTGAACTGAACAGCTACAAGCGCCCCGTCGCTTATTGGATTCTTGACAGACACCCTGGAGACGTATTCGCTTTCGCCAACACTACGCGCTATCGGACGCAGTATCCCGCCAAAGACATCATCGCGCTTTTCGACATTCGAACCCGCGCTGGACAGCTCGTCGGAATGCCGCGCATCGCTGCGTCAATACAAAGATTGCATCGCATTGACCAGTTCGATATTGCCCATTGCACGGCGGCTATCTGGACGGCTTGCAAGCCGATTTTTTTTACTCAGGAATTCCCGAATGCGATGGAACTCGTCCCGGATTTTATCCGAGGCGCGATTGACAGGGCGCAACAAATCGCCAATGAAGGAGAAGGATTCGGCGGGGGTGAAAACCAGAAGTTCAACAACATGGACCCCGGCTCTGCTGAGGTCTTGCCGTTTGGCTACAAGCCGCATCAGATGGACGCGAAATTCCCCGTCGAGAGCGCACAGGGATTCACCAAGGACAATCTTCGCGCGGTCGGAGCCAGCGTGTCCATGCCTTATCACGCGTTGACCGGGGACTATTCCGAAATTAATTTCTCAAGCGGACGACTGGGGGAAAACGCCTGGCATGACACCTGTAAACGGTTGCAACATCATTTGATTGTCAACTATCGTGTTCCGCATTTTCGCCGCGCACTCTACTTCGCATTGTTGACAGGAAAAGTTAATCTTCCTGTTTCCAGGTGGAAAGAATTTTGCAAGGCGGCAACATTTTACGGCCGTCGTTGGCCGTATCTGCAACCCGTCCAGGATGCTCAAGCGGACTTGCTCAGACTCGAATCGAAAACCGATTCTCCGTCGCACATAATTGGGGAAAGCGAACGCGGCGGAAAGGCTGAGGATGTTTATTCCGAATGGGCATCGGACATCGAAGCTGCGAAGAAACACGGGTTGGATATTACCGGCGACTCTGTTTTGCCGGTTGTCAAGAAAGGCGATCCATTGCAGACAGAGAATCCGCCGGACGATAATCCTCCGCCGAAGGGCAAGAAATCGGCAATCTTTTGCCTTGAGTGCCATGCCCGCGCGCGCAACGGAGAAACCGTTTGCCGGGAATGTGGCTCGGATTCAATTGCGGTTTACCGTCAAGCATTGGAGTTGACCCATGCTCGCCGGTAATCGCCAAAATACTCAGCGAACACCGCCGCGATTTAACCGCGAAGACTTTGATTCAACAGAAAAGTTGAATGGCCAAAGCCACACAGACGCGGGAAAAAGGGTTGAGTCGCTTCCTGAAAATCGACCGGAGCAAAATCGACAAAGAGAAACGGACGGTCGAGCTGGCGTTTGCTTCGGAAACACCAGTTGAACGGTGGGGCGAAAATGAAGTTCTCTGCCATGAGGACGGCGCTTTCGACTTTACACGAATCAACGATGGCACTCATCCCCTCATGGCCGGCCATGCCGAATGGGAACCGGATGATCAAATCGGAGTAGTGGAACGCGCCTGGGTTGACGCTGGCGACAAAACCAGTCGCGCAATGGTTCGCTTCGGTAATTCCCCAAAGGCTCAAGAATATTTTCAGGATGTCCAAGATGGCATCCGTCAAAACATTTCCGTGGGTTACGACCGGACTGGCATTGTCAAGCAAGACAAAGCGGCTGATGGAATGGTAACGACTCGTTACAAATGGATGCCAACCCACATCGCAATTGTTCCCGTCCCGGCTGATACCAAGGCAGGTGTAGGCCGCGACAATTCCGAAACTGAAATTGATTCGTCACAAAAGTTGAATGTTGAACAAATCGCACAGCGACTGAGCAACGAGGAAAAACAGACTATGAGAATTTTATTGACTCCTACACCGGCTGCTGGCGGCGGCGGAACGGCCACTGAAGAGAATCCCGTCGTTATCGAGCGCAATCGCGTCAAGGAAATCCGCCACATCTCCACCGAGCTGTTGGAAAAGCGCCCGGAGGCCCGCGAGAAAATTGACGAATTGACCAACCGCGCTTTGACCACCGATATGAGCATCGGTGATTATCAGGTGGCCGCGATGAGGGAATGCTTGAACGCCAAGCCTGCCGTGCAACGCACGATGGCCAGCGAGGGCATCAATGCCAGCGAATATTCAATTGGCCGAGCGATCAAAAGTTGCGTGGCCCGCAACGCCACAACCCCGGACGGGTTCGAAGGTGAAGTTCACCAGCATTTCGCCGCGCGGATGAGTGACCAAAAGCCGAAGGGTTTTATCATTCCGACCGATGCCCGCATTCGTCCCTCTCGCAACATGCTTCGTCGGATGCAGCGCGATTTGGTTGCCAATGTTTTCGGAGCAGGCGGCGCGACTGTAGCCACCGAACTCATGGTGCCGATTATCGAAATTCTCCGCAACCGGATGAAATGTTTCGACTTCGGCGTTCAAACTTTGACCGGACTGGAAGGCAATGTTGTCATTCCCCGGCAGACCGGCGCCGCGACCGCTTACAGTGTTGCCGAAACTCAGGCACTCACCATTTCGACGCAGACGCTCGACCAAATCGCCCTGACGCCTCGGCGCGTTGGCGCTTACAACCAATATTCCAAGCAACTTCTGTTGCAATCTAGTATTGACGTTGAAAATTTCGTGCGCGATGACCTGATGAAAGTTCTGGCCATCGACATCGACCGGATCATTCTGAACGGCCAGGGCGGGAATTCCGAACCGCTCGGGATTATGAACACCGCCGGCATCGGTTCCGTTGTTCTAGGCGGTCCCGCAACATGGGGTTCCATCGTTTCGATGGAAACCACAGTTGCTACTAGTAACGCCGACATCGGAGAAATGGGTTACTTGACAACCCCGACCGCCAAAGGCCGTCTTAAAACTTTGGGCAAATTGCCAGTCGGCGCAAACGTTGTTGCGACCGAAACTCTGTGGGGCGGAATGCTCGGCGACGGAAGCAACGACGGCGAAATGAACGGCTATCGCGCCGGTTCAACCAACCAGATCCCGAACAACCAGCTTTTGTTCGGAGTGTTCAGCCAGGCGATTCTGGCGATGTGGGGTGGTTACGATGTGGTCGTTAACCCCTACTCACTCGACATCAACGCCGAGGTGCGAATCACGGTGAATTGTTTTATCGACGTTGCGATTCGGCACCCGCAGAGCTTCTGCGTTACGGCGGATTCGGCGGCTCAATAATTTCGACTCAAACTTTGACCAAAGAAAAATTATGAAACAGTTGAAAAACTTTTGGATTGTTGCGGTGGCCGCAGTGCTGGCATTGGCCTATTGTCCGAACGCCGGTGCGCAGGGGCGCGGGTTTGATTTGTTCGGCCCGGTGCGCTCTGCCATCATCACCACGAACATTCGGCTGATCACGAACAGCTTTCAATCCGACCCGATTTTCGTTCGGGATTACGAAGGCATCGCCGTGATGGATATTTCGACGCTGACGAACTACGGCACCAACACGGTGCCGATTGAAATTCAAACCTCTTCGGATACCACGAATTACAATGACCTGACCAACTATGCGGTTGGCGTATGGACTGGTGTTGTAAAGTCGAATTTCTATTACGGAGTGTCCAGCTACACTTACACCACGAACGTGGTTACGAATTCCTACGGCCAGGGAATTACCAATATCACGGCCAGCGGCGCAGGATTGCAGTCAACCAACTGGCTGACGCTTCCAGGAACTCCGACAACGCCAACGGCTTCCACGGCGGGATTTGCTACGCCGTATTTATTGCCAGCGCCATTCACCAATTCCGGGATTTACACCAATGCGAACTTCGATTCGACAACGGAAATCGCATGGGTGTTGAGAGATCAAGGCCCGTATGTCCGCGTGAAGATTCCCGGCACTGGGACAAATTACCTTTACGCTCAGTTCAAGGCAGTCATCAGTGGCAATTAAACAGGAAAACATTATGCCAAAATTTATCGTCAAATCCGACTTCGCCAACAATTTTGACCCGCCTTTGAAAGTGGAAGGCGCTAAGCACGAGCGCCACATTCACAAGGGCGCGGTGATTGTCATCGGTGACCCGAAGGTGGAATTCGAGGACATGGGCGACCGCGACAAAGACCGCGAGTTGTGTTTGCGCCTCATCGCCGCCGAACGCATCGTCGAGGAAAGCGACGAGAAGGCTGTCAAGAAAATCCGGCGCGAAGTCGAGGATGAAAAACAGCGCGATACCAACACGGCGTCAATGACTGCTACCTCGCTCAAGGCGGACAATTTCAAGGCATCGGTTGCGGCGGAAGTTGATAAGGCTCTGGTTGCCGCCGGCGTCAAGAAGGCCGCATAAACGACTTACTTTTCGGTTGGATGCGCCGCGCGGCTTTGGATGTTTGACCGCGCGGCGCATTTTTATTTATGGACGTGTTCCAATTTCACGCGCAGGCATTCGCCACGGCGCAACAGTTGACCGGCAATTGCCCGGTGTTCACTTGGGACGGGGTTGACTGGCTGGCGATCCCAAACGGCGCGTTGCTCAAAAAGAATCTGTCGGTTGGGGGGTTCTCCCTGGACTTCGATTTGAAGTTGTTCGCATTGGTGCAACAATTTATTGACAACGGCACCGCAGAAGATGCCGCGAGCCTCAAGAACCTGATGTTGGAAACACCGCTCGAATATTTTGGGGACAGTTACAAAATCGTTTCTGTCAATATCAATACCGGCGGACAGCAAATCGAAATCCTCTGCAACGCTCTGAGCCAAGGGGCATAAACCGATGGCCTCGATACTTCCACAATGCAAAGTCTCGACCAAGCAATTGAACGAGGCGATTGCTGAGAGAATCAAAGTCGGCAATCGCACGTTGCCGGAAATCGTGAATACAGCGGCGTATTACATTGCCGTCAAAACCGTCAATAAAAGCCCCTACGTAAAGCAGGAACAAATCGACAAGGACTTGAATGCTTACCTTGAACCAAAAGTTACAATTGACAAATTGGGCACGGTGAAGTTTGGACGGCAGAAACGCAAGTTTGGGCGTATCGGGGGAAAGACTTTGGTTGCGACCGGCAAGCGTGTGCCGCTGGCGGCTCTGATTATCGCCGCGCGCGCCAGCGGTCATTATCAAGGAAATCCACGTTGGAAACTCGATAAAAATCCGTTCAAGGATGTTTCCCGAGTGGCCGGACGTTCTGCAATGGCCAGGCTCACAACCAAACTTCTCAAAGGCCGACATTCCAGCACGAGCTTTATCCGGTCCGGGTTTGTCGCGGCCATCGTAATCCTGCGCGACTTTGTGATTCGCCGGATGTCAGGCCCGAAACCAGATTCTCAAGCCACTGGTCAAAGTTACGGGCCTGGAAAATTCGGTGACGCAACCCCGGCGAAAGATAATGGAACCGGGAAGGCATTCGCACAAATCGTCAACAACATCGGCGCGGAAGGATTCGACGCAGCCAAAGTCAACCAAGTAATGATTGACAAGGAATCTGGCCCACTTCAAGAGTCGATTGATGAGGAAGCGAAATCCATGTGGGAATACATCGCAACTCACCAAAACGAGGCGAATGCAAGGTTTAATCAAGCGACTAAGTAGATGGCAGCACCAGGCAACATACCAAACATCGGCTCGCAGATTGACCGGGCCATTGTCGCGTATTTGGCCAGCGTGAATGCGGGCTATATCACCGATGATTTGGCGGCGCAGATTCTCCCGGCGAATTCACCGGTTGAGAAGGGCCAATATACCATCGTCGTTCACGCCGTGCGCGGCCAGAACCAGCCTGAACGTGTTGGCAATAAACTTTTCAACATCCAAATCCGAATCGAGTACTCTGCAGTTACGGAAGTGTCAGACCCGAACCCGGAAGGCGCACGAGTGTTGCTGGATCAGGTCGTCGGCCAGGTTGCCTATGCGCTTTTGCAATCCGACGACGGCCAATCACTCAATTACACCGCTCGGGCCATTACGACGGCCGGACGGGCTTTGTCAAACACCGGGACTGCGCAATCGAAAGCCAACAATGCCGACATGGCGAATTTCACATTGCAATATTTATTTGACCAAGGCCAGACGCGCGGGGAACCGAATGAGGAAGGCGCGTCATGGGTGGAAGTTTTAAACTTTGACGCGACCTGTATCCCGGTTGCAGTTGACATGACATGAACGAAGAAACACCAGCACCGAAGGATTCTCCGAAAACCGGCAAGCCGATTGTCCCCACAACCAAGCCCGGTCCAGGCCTTCCCGGAAAGGTCAAGCCAGCTTTGCGCGAAGCGAAGGTTCACATTCACGCTAAGAATCACGCCGGTGTGACCGCAGATGTTCTCGCTGAAATCGGCCAGTCCGAAGCGCCGAAGCACCTCAAAGACGCGCTTGCGGCTGAAATCGCGGCCTCTGGATGCCGAGGGGCATCCGTTGATATTCACCGGCATGAAATCGATGGGCCGAAAGGAAAAACCATTATCATTCACGCGACGGTGACGCCACTGTTTAATTTATGAGAATTTTCAAAATAAAAGTTGAAGACGACGGAATCAATGAATTTCTTACCCCGGAAGCTGGCGGCCGAGTTTCCACCGTTGAGGAAATTGTAGCGTATGTGCGGGCTAACTTTGAAGACAGGGAAAACATGCCCGACAATGCAACCAGAATGCTCATAGAAGTAATCCGGTCAAACCTGCCGCCGAATTACGAGCCTAACCCCGATTTTCACTTGTGAAATTTTTAAGTTGTGGCCCTCAGCCTTCCGACCGATTGCGGTCGTTGGATTTCTCGGGTAGCTAATCCGTTACATCCAATTCCGCAGCCAATTTGGTTCCGGCCACATTGAACTTATCACCAAAAGAGGAAGCAGCTCACCGCCTCAAGGTTTAAAATCAGCTCGCAGACCATACGCTATCAAGCCAACCGTTTTGATTCAAGCCCCATTTTTGATGAGTGAAGCAGTTGACAATACCAATCAATTGACGGGCAAGCCCCGCAAAATCTCTGACGGCTCAAAGCTCGGCGATGCGACCGAGGCGTTCCATGCGGCGACTTCCCGCGTTGACCGTAAGAAACTTTTACTGGCGCACCCGGCATTGCAACGGCATTTCCGCATTGACGATTTTGCTGATGTGAAAATCGACGAAGCCCCGGCGACTTAATGAAGCGATATTTTTTCATCCTCGCATTGATGTTCACTGTTGGTGCGGCGTTCGGCGCCATAGTGTTCGGCAGTCTGACCACGTTGAATAACTCAACGGCAATTTCCGCTTCAAATTCCGTCGGCTCTTTCAGTCTTCCCGCGTTTACTTTGAACGTCACAAATAACGGACTTTCGCAGACGACGGATTTGAAAATCATCCAGCGCACGAGTCTCGATGGAACGAACTGGGCAACGAACTACGTTTGGAACCCGCCATCAACAAACGCCGGGACTTATCAAATGGCTTGCCCGGCGGCGACTCTCACCGTCCTGCAAGACTTTCAGGCCGTCACAACCAACAGCGTTCAATTCGGAGCGTATTAGAATTTTATGGCACTTCCAAACGTATTATTGACTGGACTGGCGCAGTTCACCGGGGTTGCTGGCGCGATTACCTACGCTTCGGCGGCAATCTATCCGTTGCAACGGAATATCAAGGTCAATCACGATTTCTCGGCTGAGGAAGGTAAAGACCCGAGCGGATTCGACATCTTCTGGGCCGCTCGCAATGAGTTTTACGAACTGACCATCGGCATGTATCTCGTGGACAGTTCCGGTTATACCAACAGTCCATCGGCTGGAACTGTTGACAACGCCATCAAAGGCGCGTTCTTTCCGACGCCGATTTCCATCGTCACGCTTTCGGGATTCGGCGGGGCTCATTCGGCAGATTTCCCGCTTATCAATTCCACGTTCCAAGTTCGGCCAGGTTCAACGATGGATCTCGACCAAATGAAGTGCAATGAACTGGAATGGAAGTTGCGCCGTTACACCAACGCTGCTCAACAGACTTTGATGGGATTGACGCCGACCGCTTAACTGTCAATATGAATGCGAGCGTTGCCTTTGCGGAAGCGGCTCGCCCGGCGCGAGCGGTTATCCTTCACACGCAGATGCTCCGATATTCCATCGGGCATGAACTCATTTTGACGGCGGAAAACAATCCGCTGCTTGGCGATCAAGAGCAATTCGATAAACTTCCCAGTCAACTGCAAGTCTTCGCCATCCGCCGATCGGTGCAAATTTGTTGCCGGACATGGAGGGAAAATGAAACCGAGCCTCTCTCATGGTGGTTTTTGAAACGGTGGAATTGGCTGAATCGAAAAGCTGATTATCCGACCGAGGTTGCGCTATTCCGAAATTACCGTCACGAGGGAACGACATTCCCGGCTGTTGGAAAAATCAGCACGGACTCGGAAGACTCACGGCCTTTGGGAGCACCGTTTATGTCGCGCCTGCTGGCGTTCCACGGCACCGACAAGATGGACATGCCGCTTGGTCTAGCCCAGTGGACATACTTCGCCTGGGCGGAAGCTGAGGGCATGTGCAAGGTTCTGGATGAGGATGAGACAAGGATTCAAGCCGAACTCGAAAAGATCAAAAAGCATGGCCTTCCCAAAGAGGAAAGCGAGCGCATCGAAATGCTTAAGAAAGCTGCGATGGAAAGGAACAAATGCCAGCGTCCTTAATCGCGACAATGGGCGCAGACGCTGGACCGTTCAATCGTGAATTGGAAGCGGCGGCGGCGGCGGCGGCGGCGGCGGGAAATAAGATTGAACAAAATCTCAGTCCGGCTCATGCTAGAATCGGGGGCAGTGGATTTTTGCGCGAGACACTCGTTTTGCTTCGAGAGATTGGACGCGGAAACTGGACGCGAGTTCCCGGCTCGTTCACGCTTTGGATTCAATACGCACTTGTTAAATTCCCGGCTTTGAAAAGCCTGTTGAATTTGACGACATTGGCGTTCGGCGCAATGGCGGCGGCGGCGGGATATGCGGCTTACAAGATTCAAAGCCTCACCAATGAATTTGTTTCCGGATCGGCTGTTTACAACACATTCGCCAACACTCTCGAACATGCCGCGAATGCCTTGGAGCATTTGCAGACGCTTTCTGAAAATCAGGCAGAGTGGTTGCGCCGTTTGAACGAACACGAAATCACGTTGACAGAATCAACGAATGAACGTGTGCGGGCCATGCGTGAAGAATTTGAAGCGCAACAGCGGGTAGCCCGCGCCAACGGCCAGACTCCACGAGAAGCGCAACGGGCCAATATCGCAGAGCAAGAGCGCGAGCTTAGGGAAATCGAAATCGCCAAGCAAGAGGCGATCACCCGCGCCAACGATGCCAGACAAGCGGAGATTCGCGCGGCTCGTGAGAACGACCAATTGTTGCGCGGGCCTTTGGGTATGGCGCATACCGAAGATTTGAAAAGCCAGGCTGAGGAAGCTCGCGCAATTCTCAAAGCGGCAATGGAAGATGTCACTAAACAAAAAAGCAGCATTCTGAATTCATGGGGCATTACCACAGCCAATCCGATCCCTCACCGCTTCACCGAATCAGAATTAAACAGCCTCGACCGCTCCGTCCAAGGCCCGCGCGGGAATAAAGTATTGACAAATGTCAATTACGCCAAATACATGGCAGACCAAATCGAGGCGAATTATTTAGCGCACAAAGCGCAACAAGATGCTTCGGCGAGAAACCTTGAGGACGCCAAACGTGCGGCGGAACGCGCGGCGCGGGACCGGGATTCGCTTTCCCAGGAAGAGCGCCGGCGGGCAGATGCGATTCAAGCTGAGCGCAATAACCCCGTGAATAATCGAGGGCAGTTATTGCGCGGTGAACTCAATTCTTTACAGCGCGTCGGCATTGGCTTCGCGTTACCCGCGCAAGTCGAAATGCTGGACGTTGCGCGAAAGAGCGAGCGGCATTTGAACCATATCAGCAACGCTATATCTGGCCGTGGAACTCAAGTGCGCGGGCCGTCAACTAATTCTGGCCGGGGAGTGAGGTTCTAAAATGTCGTTACCATTTACTCCATTTGAATCGACGATAAAAAAAGGAAGTCCATTTCCTCAAGGCCAGCGTTATACGATTGACTACGACCCGCAACGCGGATTCACGTATTACAGCGATTACTTTGGGGGATCGCAAGAGCAACTACTGGCCTTGCAGCAAACGATGATTCAGAATGGCGTTGCTTGCCGCCTCGAACTTTACGAGGACGTTGGGACACTTCACGTCGATGATTCCACTTCTCAATGGACAATCGACTCTTGGGAAATTGCTGGTAGCAGTGAGAGTGTTGACGGATTGGCGCATCCGACAATGCTGGCGTTATTCGCCGGTGGCCTTGATACCAACGTGGCAAAGATGCGCCAGGCATTGCAGGACAATCAATCCGTTGATGATTTTTACAATGACTTGGTAAATTCGGGATTCAGTCCAACCGATGCGGAGACAGCTTCCAATTTTTACATCCTGCAACAGCGCGGGCAAACAGCATTCCGCCAGCCTTCCTATGTCTTGCGCCATCGAACGAATGTCAGCAATCGCTGGCAGGCGAACGTCTCTGATGTTGGAGTCAACACGATTTACACACCGGCGCAATTGTTGACCGAAGTCACCAGCTCGGGCGTTTGGATTTTCCCCTTGCCGCCTCGATTGCAATTCAAGCTGGCGGCGATTCCACCGCTGGCGCCGGAAGCTGGTTATCTGTGGGGCTGGCTGAAATCACCGAGCGTGGAAACGACGGCTGCAAATAATAGAGTTGACATCACAACGGAGTATCAAATCGGCTTAATCAGCCTCAACTATTACGCGCTATTCAACGGGATTTACAGCTCGCAACCCTACTACTAAATGCGCGACGGAATTCCACCACGGCCATCGGGGTTTGACCGCGAGGCGGTTTTCATGCAAGCCGTTTGGGATCGCCTTTTCGGGAAGGCTTATCAGCTTGTTGATTCTCCTACGCTCAAATGGAACAAAACTATTTCGGGAATTTCAGGGGTTGCGGCGGCGGCGGGACAGGGCGGCGGTTCGCTCACGCAATGCGTCATCACTCAACTTTACAACGAGAATTATATCGGTGTGACGCGATATTCTGGCACCAGCGGGCTGGTAGGCTCTCAATTCTTTTGCGCAAAATGCGTTGCGGGGAGAATGCCAGCGCAAGAAACAATCGACGGGCAACTTGTCACCTACAGCCAATACGGAAGCGTTCTTTTGCCAGTGGATAATTCGGACAACGTCCGGCTGGCGACTTATGATTCTGTCAACAATGAATATCAGGTAATGCACCGGCGCTACCTGACGCATCCAACAACCGACATCGGCCAATGCCTGGTTTACGTTTGCAGAATCAGCGGAAACACCAACATCGATGATCCCGATGGAAACCCAATAACTTATCTCGAAGTCTCACCAAACAGGGAATGGGCTTACTCGCCTTATTTGAACGGGGGTAACTCGTGAGCAATATTCTTGAGTCAATCAAAGAATCGAATGTAGGCGGATTGTCTGAG